GTTTGATCCAAGCAATTTACAGTCACAAATTACAGCATTACAAGGTGCTCAACCATCTACACCCTTTGATCCAAGCGGATTGCAAGGAAGATTAGCTGCACTGGAAGGCATGCAGCCACCCTCACCATTTGATGCAACTGGTTTGCAGGCAAGACTAGCTGCGCTGGAATCACAATTGGGTGCGGCTCAAAGCCCAGCTCCATTTGATCCAAGCGGTTTGCAGTCACGTCTAGCTGCCTTGGAAGGAAAAACTTATGGGGGTCCCAGCTTGACCGACATTGAAGCATTGATTGAACAACAGCTGGCGAACCAATTCCCTAGTGGCTCTTATGCCTCCGCACCAACTGACAATCCTTATGCGCCTGATGTTACATCTCCAGCAGATACTGGAGCATGGGGTACAAATTTAGGACCGTCTGACAGACCTTGGAGTCAGGTAAGAACAAAGGGCGGCTGGGGCTAGATTAAAAAATAGTGGACGGCGTAAGGTTAGCAGAGTATATTCTAAAAGAACTGCGGAACAGACAAGGGCAGATTTCTGAACAACTGTGTGGCGGTTTGGTAAAAACGATGGAAGACTATCGTTTTCTCATGGGAGAGTTGACGGCACTTCGCTCCTTTGAGTCGGATTTAAAAGAAGTGTTGCAAAAAACAACTGGAGACAGTTTTGATGAGTGACTTAGCAGTCCCACAACATATCGCAGCCGAACGCAAGGCTCAAAATGAGGCGCAAAAAGAGGAAGTAAACAACGGCAGTGCATCTATTCAGGATGCCTATGTTGAACCAACAGAGTTGGTGCTTGATCCCTCCCTTCTCGATACCTCCCTATTGGAACGAATGCCAGAACCTACCGGATGGCGGATTTTGGTTTTGCCATATAGGGGCAAAGGCGTTACTGATGGGGGCATTGTGTTGCTGGACTCTGTAATTGACCGCGAAGCCTTGGCAACGGTAGTTGCGTATGTGTTGAAACTCGCCCCCCTTGCTTACAAGGATATGGGCAAGTTCAATGGCAAGCCTTGGTGCCAAGCCAAGGATTGGGTTTTGATCGGTCGTTATGCAGGTGCTCGTTTCAAACTAGAAGACGGAGCCGAGGTTAGAATTATCAATGACGATGAAGTCATTGGTACCATTTTGAACCCGGACGATATCCAGAGTTTATAACGGAGTAAATCATGGCAGATGCATTACCAGAAATAACGGACGAGGCGATTAAAAAAGCAGCGTTGCCCAAAGACAGGCGCACTGAAGAAGCCGTCTCGGAAGAATCTACTTTTATTGAGTTGGAAGGAAAAGACTTAGAAGGCTTGCCGCCAATAAAGGAAGAGTCGGTTGAAGAGGAATTTGAGCCCAGCGACCACATTAAAAAAGAAGCCAAAAAACAACCCAGCGAAACCGAACAACGTGCCAAACTGGCACAAAACAGGATTGACAAAGCGGTTCGTCAGGCGAAGGATTTTCAACGGCGAGAATTGCAAGCGCTTCAATATGCCAAACGAGCCATGGAAGAAAACAAACAGCTCAAAGCACAACAGGCGCAAATGGGTCACGACTATGGCGCGAGCTATGGCGCTGAGTTTGCAGCGCGTGTGGAATCACAGCTGGAGGGTTCCAAGATTGCATTACAAAAAGCAATGGAAGAAGGGGAGACCGATAAAATTGCGGAAGCCCAATCCATTTTAGCGGCAGCATCAGCGGATAAAGTTGCATTGGAGCAATACAAACAGCAAATGCAACAATACAACCAGCAAATGGAACAATATCATGCTCAACAGCAGGCTTATGCCGAACAGCAGGCTTATGCCCAACAGGCGCAACAACAAATGCCTGCGCAACCCGCTTATAACCCGCCATCTTCACGCGCTCAAAAATGGGCAAATGATAATGCTTGGTTTGGACAGGATCAGGTAATGACCAATGTTGCCTTGGCAGTTCATAACGAATTAGAGAAAGAAGGATTTGACACAGAGTCTGATGACTATTACTCTGAGATTAACAAACGAATGCAACGAGAGTTGCCAAATCGTTTTGATAAAAACGTGGAAGCAAGCGGGAAACCCGTCCAAACCGTAGCTTCACCATCACGCGGTAACTCAAATGGACGCAGGAAAAATCGTAATCAGGTGGAGCTGACACCCAGCGAACAGCAACTAGCTAAACGTCTGGGAGTTTCTTTCAAAGATTATGCAGTTCACAAAGCGAGGTTAGACAACTCATGAATGATAAAGCTGAAATCGAAGAAAACGTTGAAATTGACAGAACTCCGAGGAGTTCTGAAACACGCGAAACTCAAGAGGCACGACGCCCTTGGGAGCCGCCTTCTCTTTTGAAAACACCAGAACCCCCTCCCGGCATGCGATATCGATGGATTCGTACCGAGATTAGGGGACAGGAAGATCGAAAGAATGTCATGCAACGGTTTCGCGAGGGCTACGAGCCAGTTAAGCCTAATGAAATTCCGGAACTTGATGTACCAATCATTGATCACGGCAAACACGCAGGTGTTGTCGGAATCGGTGGCTTGATGCTGTGTAAGATCGATGACTCGATCGCCAGAGAACGGGATACTTATTTTGCAAACAAAACTGACAATCAGATGAATGCAGTTGATAATGACCTCATGCGTGAAGAACATCCTGCCATGCCGATTACTAAAAGTCGGCAGTCCAGGGTTACTTTTGGCGGTGGTTCAAAGGCGAAAGCCTAGAATCACTTAATATTAATCTCGTGATCGGAGAAGTTAATTATGGCAAATAAAGACGCCGCATTTGGTTTGCGTCCAGCCAAGCATGTTAGCGGTTCACCGTTCAACGGAGGTCAATCTAGATATAGGATTACGACAAGTGCGACAGCTTATACTACGAAGATTTACATGGGTGACATTGTGACTCAAGGGACAGGTGGTACGATTACTCGTATCGCTCGTGCTGATGGTGGAGGCGCTACAAGCGACATCATCATTGGTGTGTTCAATGGTTGTTACTACACAGACCCCACTACAAGTAAACCAACGTGGAGTAATTACTGGCCAGGCAATGCTGCAACTGATGCAGTTGGTTTTATCATTGACGACCCTTACGTCGTTTATGAAGTACAAGCCGATGCCGCTATGCCAATAACGGATCTTTGGGGTAATTTCGACATTGTGGATCAATCCACAGTCGGATCAACCCAAAGTGGTCGTTCTAATGTTGAGCTTGACGTGACAACTGGTGCTACTACAGCAACGTTGCCACTAAAAGCAATCGGTATATCTACAGACCCTCAGAATTCCGACGTCGGAAGTGCAAACACCAATGTGCTTTGTTTAATACAGAACCATCTGTATAGACAGGCTCAAGTTGGTCTAGCATAAAGGAGATATAACTAATGGCTATTTCAAGAGCACAGCTCACTAAAGAACTAGAACCTGGTTTAAATGCTCTTTTCGGCATGGAATATTCTCGTTATGAGAATGAACACGAGGAAATTTTTGAAGCTGAAAACTCAGACAGAGCTTTTGAAGAAGAAGTTCTTATTTCAGGTTTCGGAAATGCCCCCGTGAAGCGTGAGGGAGATGGTGTTGAGTTTGACACAGCCTATGAAGGCTTTACTGCTCGTTACACCCATGAAACTATTGCACTTGCATTTGCATTAACAGAAGAAGCTGTAGAGGATAACCTCTATGACAGACTTGGTGCTCGTTATACTAAAGCATTAGCTAGAAGTATGGCACACACTAAGCAAGTCAAAGCTGCTAATGTTTTAAACAATGCATTTAGCTCTAGTTACACGGGTGGAGATGGAGTATCACTGGTAAACAGTGCACATACTCTTGCGGGTGGAGGAACTTACTCAAACACACCTAGTACCCAAGTTGACTTGAACGAAACGTCACTTGAAGATGCGGTAATTACTATTTCAACTTTTGTTGATGATCGTAATTTAACACTAGCACTTCAGGGGATGAAGCTAATTGTGCCACCACAACTTCAATTCGTAGCAGATCGCTTGCTCGAAACTCCAGGCCGTGTTGGAACAGCTGACAACGATATTAATGCAATCAAAAATATGGGAATGATTCCTGAAGGCTATGCCGTCAATCATTTCCTAACTGATACTGATGCATTTTTTATCTTGACTGACTGCCCAGACGGAATGAAGCATTTCGTGCGAACGCCTATAAGCACAAACATGGAAGGTGATTTTGACACCGGAAATGTTCGCTTTAAGGCTAGAGAGCGATACAGCTTCGGTTGGAGCAACCCTCGTGGCATTTATGGCTCACAAGGCGCTTAACCAGTGAAATGGAACCTCGCCGGGGGTTTCTTACTCAACCCGGCACACTTTTCTAGGGTAAACTTGTCCTATCGACTGACCTAGCAGACAAGCCAAGACAATAGGACTTATTTTTTCAGGAGAAAAAATTATGGCAAAATCAACCTTTTCAGGACCTGTAAGA